AGGGGCTAATGCTATGGAAAATATAGCTGCACTCTTTGATGTTGCAAATAAAAATGAAAAGAATTATTTTGGCGATATTAATAAATGGAGTCCTGCCGACATATATTTTGTATCGAAAAAAGCAGAAAAAGATATATTAAATGAAGTAACATTAGCAAGTGGTAAATTGGCCAAATCTTACAATTTTGTTGATTTGAATAAAATAACAAGTAGTTTAGTCGATAGTGGTGATTTATTACCACTATCATTAAAGAAAGCTGAACATGATGCTCATTTAGTAAAAGTAAACTTTAAAAGAGCAGATGAAGAAAAATATCTAGGTGATATTAAATATTATGGTGTTAGTGATTGGAGTAAAAAGTATACAAGAGCAAAACCAGTTACAAGAGATATTAAGATTTATTTTAGTAAAGATAAAAAAGATAAATTGAAAATTCGCCATGACCCTTATAGTGCAAATTATGGTGTGAATAAAGCTGTAAAATGTGAAATTGAAGTTACTGGTGCAGGTGGTCGTGGTGGTTCAGTCGTTGGTATACCATTGATAAGTCAACTAATATCAAAAGTTGATAAAAAATTTGGAGCAGATTTAACCAAAGCATTTAATGCTGGCATCACCAAATATTCTGCTGAGTTAGATAAAGCAAATAAAAAATTTAAAGTTAAATCTGGAACAAAATTAAAAAGTCCTGCAAAAGAATTATATGATGATGAAAGAGCAACTTTGAGTGCATTGTATGTTTCTAATGCTATAATGCCTGTATTGTATGATTGGTTTAAAAATAATGAAGGCGATAAAAAGAAAGTTGTTTTGAATGAAAAGGTGGTACAAAAATTCATCGAATACACCTCAAGTAGAACGGAAAAATCTGGTAGGTTTATAATTGCAAAATAAAGAATAAAAATGAAATTCACACAATTTTTAACCGAAGCAAAAAAAGAAGGTGCAAATCTTCACCTAGAACATATTGAGGATGAGATTCTCAATCGTGGTGTTGCGGGCGCCAGAGATGCGATTAACTTTTTGCAAGCTTTGAGAGATATGCTTGCGGGTCATTCACAAACAAAAGTAAATGTAACAACAAAATGGGATGGTTCACCTGCAATCTTTTGTGGTGTTAATCCAGACAATGGCAAGTTCTTTGTTGGTACAAAAGGTGTATTCAATGCAAATGCAAAGTTGAATTACACCGATGATGATATTGATACGAATCATCCTGGTGAAGGTCTTAATGTAAAATTAAAAGTTGCACTAAGATATCTACCAAAACTTGGCATCAAAGGTGTATTGCAAGGTGATATGATGTTTGCAAAAGGTGATATCACAGAGAAGACCCTTGACGGTGAAGACTACATTACATTTCAACCAAACACATTAGTGTACGCAGTACCTGCTGATTCTAAGTTGGCAAAGACTATGCAGGCTGCACAGATGGGTGTTGTGTTTCATACTTCATACACAGGTAAAACATTTGCTGATATGAAGGCATCATTTAATATTGACATTAAGAATTTGACACCAACTAAAGATGTTTGGTTCCGTGATGCATATTTCACCGATGCATCTGGTACTGCATCATTCACGGAAGAAGAAACAAAAACAATCACCTCAATTCTATCTACTGTCGGTTCTACATTCAAACAAACAAATGCAATGTCTATCAATAGAATATCATCAAGTGATACTGTTAGAGAATACATTAAGACTTTCAACAACACCAAAGTCAGAGAAGGTCAAAAGATTACAAACACAACTGCTCATGTGAGAGAATTAATAAAATGGGTCGAAGAGAAGTTGAATAAAGATATTGTCTCTGCAAAGATGGAAAAAACGAAGAGAGATAAGACCATGATTAAAAACGAAATCATGCGTACAATTCGTGGTAGTTCAAGTGACCTAATCAAAATTTTTGATATGCAGAACGGCATGGTTGATGCCAAGAATATGATTATCAAAAAGTTGCAACAACTAAGACAAGTAACAAGTACATTCGTACAAACTGAAGATGGTTTTAAAGTAACAAATCCTGAAGGTTTTGTTGCTGTTGATAGACTAAAAGGCAATGCAGTTAAGTTGGTTGATAGATTAGAATTCAGTCATTTGAATTTTACTGCACAGAAAAATTGGAGTAAATAATGCCAGCATATGACATAAACAAAATTCTTGCTGAGTATGGAGATAATGATTTTGGATTCTCTGCGGTATCAGAAGAAGAATACAATGCAGTTATTAATGAAAAAGATGAAACTGTTGAAGAGTACAAAGCAAGATTGGCACAAGTAGAGAAGTTAATTATGCCTTTCTTGTCAAATCTTTTAAAGACGGCAGATAAACCATATATCAATTGGCCAAATAGAAAACCAATTCTTGAATCTCAAATTCAAAAGATTCTTACCTTGACTAGAGGATAAAATGACAGAAGCAATTCGAAGAATAACAAAATCAAGAATATTAAAAGAACAGATAACCGAAGCGGGTTATGTTGGTAACATTGGCATTATGGAACTGGTAAAGTTTCAACAAAAGGCTTCACCTGAGCAGAAAAAGATGTTACAATCTCTTATTAACAGTAAGAAAGCAAAAGATGCATGGAAGTTGGTTCAAGATGTTACAGGCATGAAGTTGCATAAGAGTGTGACAGAACAGGTGTATCGTGGTGATTGGGTAAGACATCCAGAGAATCAATGGAATATAGGTCAAATACAAAGTATTGACAATGACCAAGCACTGGTCACATGGAAAAAAATTGACAAACGAAAGAAGGCAGTTTCATCAACGCACCATGTGAAAGATTTACAACATGCTAGGCGTGAGTTTTCTCAACTAAAACAACCAACACATCACAAAGAAAGTGTTAGTCCAGATATTTTACCAAAGTCTGGTGCAGGCGCTGAGGGTACTGCTACATTGGTGAATACATATAAGAATGATACACCTGGTCAAGGTCGTAAGATAAAAAGATTTAAAGAATTTAATTAATAATTGGAGTTGTTATGAATGATATAGTGATTGGTAGTATTACTGGATATGATTTTGATAAAATTAAACCATGGGTGAACTCGTTAGATAGAAGCGGTTTCAATGGCACAAAGGCCATGATTTGTTATAATGTTTCATATGAAACAGTTGAAGAGTTAGTCAAACGAAACTACACCATCCTTGCTTTCAAAAAGGATGAAGAAAACAAAAGATTTGTATACAGAGATGACTTCTCAATTGTAGTTGAGAGGTTTCTGCATCTATGGTATTTACTGAAACAGTTTGAAGGTAAGTATCGATACATTCTCACAACAGATGTTAAGGATGTAATCTTTCAATCCAATCCTTCTACTTGGTTAGAAGAGAACATGGATGAAGCACAGATTAATGTTGCATGTGAATCAATCAAATACAAAGATGAAGATTGGGGTAGTCACAATCTTATGAAAGCATTTGGTCCGTTGATTCATGACCACAATAAAGACAGATTGGTTTATAACGCAGGTACAATCTCTGGCAAGTTTGATACTATGCTTGATTTGTTTTTAAATCTCTATATGATTTGTAATGGCACATCACACTTCACAGAAGGTGGTGGCGGACCAGACCAAGCTGCATTGAATGTATTGTTGAATATGAAACCGTACAGAGACATTACAAGATTTACTGCCTCTGAAGAAGGTTGGGCTGCACAGTTAGGAACAACCGGTCCACAAGTCGCATCTAAGTATGGTGACAAGTTGATTGAGAAATGCCCAACTCTAGTTGGTGATACAGTATGCACAAGTGATGGCAAACCATTTGTATTAGTACATCAGTATGATAGAGTGCCTGAGTGGAAACAAATGATTGAGAAAAAATATGCGTAATGTAATCTTCTGCCCCGTTGGTATTCCTATTGAGTACCATGATGCCTATGATAAAGACAATCATTGGCGAGTAGTTAAACCTAATCGTAATTATGAAGTTGTTGCATATACTTACAATGACTTTCAACCTGATTTGGGAACTTATGACATGCTCATCCGTGATAAAGGTTTCAAATGGGACTTGGCAAAACATTTCCTAGATACCTTTGATTATAGAGACTATGATTACATTGGATTTTGGGACGATGACCTTGTAACAGATATTCAAAGTATCAATCGTGCATTAGAGATTGCACAAAAACAAGACATGAAGTTGTTCCAAATGTCAACGATTGCAGGTTCAGCATCTTCACATGCAGTTCTACATCAAAATAAAGATTGGTCATGGAGTAAAACAAACTTCATTGAAGGCATGGCACCATGGTTTCATTCATCAATGATTCCAACTTTAATGGAATTTTGGAAGTATCATCATGTGTATAGTGGTTGGGGTTTTGATATGATATTCAGTACCATATTGAAACAGAAAGCTGGTGTTATACATGAAGTTTCGATGTATCATCCAGACAGAGAAAGTAATTATGATAAAACGGCTGCGTTTAATGAAATGAATACCATATTGAATGATGTGTTTCCTAAATTCATGGCTGATAAGTATGGTGAATATGCAAATATGAATATTGATTGGAGTGGTGCTCAAGGCCATGAAAAAGTTTACGAATTCACAATGAAAGTATAATATGCAGAAGATTGATGCAAGTAGAATTATGAAAAAGAAACCTGTTGTTGAGGCAACAGAGAAGGTGCAAGGTCGCAGTTATACAAGTAATGCAACCAAGTTGTTGAAACACCTTGACCGATTAGAAATCATTCAAAAGGGTGGCAGACCGAAACCAGTTATGTTTCACATGTCACCTGCAAACCCATGTAACTTGACCTGTTCATTCTGTTGCTTTGCCAACCGTTCTATGAAAGAAATGTTGACAGTCAAACAGATGAAGTCTGCTATCGACCAGTTTCATGCTCTAGGTGTTCTAGGTATGGAGTTCACAGGCGGTGGCGAACCAACATTGCATCCTAAACTTGATGAAGTTATTGAGTATGCATACAATAAAGGTTTGAAGATTGGTATTTGTACCAATGGTTCTCGTTTGAAGAAAGTTAAGAACTGGCACATGTTGTCATGGGTTCGTCTTGGCATGTATTCTTGGGATGAAGAAAAACCATATCCATATCACCTTG